TACTGGAGAAGCAGTTGATATTGCAAATCCAGAAAAATATTCTGATGAATATTTAGCGCAATATGGTCTTTATAGAAGATTGGGTGCTAAAGACCCAGGGCATATTGAACTTAAGAAAAAACTAGAGGGCGAATCTACTAATAATAAGGGTTCAGGAGTGCCACAATCTTCAAGTGCTCCTACTGCTGGCTATGCTGCTAATTTAGGATCGCTTAATTGGAATCCAACCCCAATTGCTTTAAGTATTCAAACTACTAAAATACCAGGTCAAGACACCAATATTGATATGTTAAAAGCTGGTGGATATTACACAGGTATAGGAATTAGATAATGTCAAGTATCGGTAAATCAATCTATCAGATAGCCTATGAAATCTCGCCAATCATTTTGTCGAATGGATTAGCAAAGGTTGTACCAGGTGGTCTATTGCCAATCATTGCAATTACTGAAGCTGCCAACTTTGGATTTTCTCTTTTAAATGGCAAAAATCCCTTAGATTTAAACAATTTCTTTGGGCATTTCAGACCTTTGCCTGGTGCTACTTTAGTAGACAATGACATTGCAATGTATCCTTTTGCAAACCAATCTTATGCTGCTAATGCGATTATTGCCAAGCCATTAAAGATTTCTATGCTGATGAATTGCCCTGCCAATGTCAATGGTGGATATGTATCAAAAATGATTACCTTTACTGCCCTACAAGCAGCCTTGCAATCCCATGTCCAATCAGGTGGCACTTTTGTAGTCGCAACTCCTTCTTATGTCTATCTTAATTGCATCCTTACCAATCTGACAGATGTATCAAGACCTGATAGTCAACAACCTCAAAATGCCTGGCAATTTGATTTTGTGCAACCTTTGTTATCTCAATCCCCTCAAAGTACATTGGGCGCATTGATGAGTTCTTTTCAATCTGGCACTCCATTAGCAGGTTAATATGTCAAATAATTTATGGTCAGGAATTAATAGTGTCATTGGAAATAATAATTCCATTACTACCCCTTTGTATGGTGGGTCTGTAAATACCCAGGGCGCAGCTTCTACCTATAGCACCAATCAAAATATCGCTGCCAATGTCACCGATATTATTCGCTTTACCCCATCGACCACTTCTAATTTCCAATTCCAAGTGACTTTAGATGGCTCTCAATACAATGTCATTGTTAATTGGAATATCTATGGTCAAAGATATTATGTCAATATTTATGATGTAAACAATACTTTGGTAGTTTGTTTGCCTTTAATTGGTTCACCATTAAATTACAACATTTCATTGACTGCTGGATACTTCAAGACTCAATTAGTCTATCGAGTGCAAAATTCTCAATTTGAGGTTATCTAATGAGAAGGTATGAAATTACCATTACCGATCAAGATGGTAATCCCAAGGTGGTTCGAGGATCAAATGGAGAAGTGCTATTTAATGGCACTTTTACTAGTTATGGGACTAATGGAAGTATATTCGGTGCATTTACAGGGGTTAAGAGCACCATTCCAGGGGCTTTGAATGTCGAGTGGGATCTACCCATCTCAGTCTATAACTCACCCCTTGGTGGCTCATCTTTAAGGGTTTATGGAGTAGGACTTCCCTTACTAGCCCAGGCTGCAAACTTTAATCCAAGTCCAGATGGCAAAAAATATTGCAACATCAAGATTTCTGGTGGTATGGCACAAGGACTTCCTTTAGCTAACCCAGAGCAATATGGAGTTTTAATGAATTCCAGAATTCAACAAGCCTTTGGTAATTGGCAGGGAACTTCACAAACCCTTGATTTTATTATGGTTTTACCTGCTGGATCTAGGGAAAGCCCTTATAACTTTAGCTTTACTTGCGACAAAGATGCACCTTTAGCGCCCTCTATTCAGACTACATTGCAAAATGTATTTCCTAATGCTTCTGCGGTCAATGTCAATATCAGCCCTAATTTGGTAGCACCAGAGCCACTCTATCAGCAAAACTTTACTTTGACTGATTTTGCTAAATACTTAAATGAGAAAAGCAGAAGTATTATAGGTGGAACTACTTATCCAGGAATTCAAATTTCTTATGTAGACAACATTATTAGTGTCTATGACTATTCTGTCCCATCACTAGCGCAGCCTATCAAAATTGCTTTTACTGATTTAATTGGTCAGCCCACTTGGATTGCACCCTATACCTTGACTTTTAAGACTGTCATGCGATATGACATCAAAGTTGGGGGTCAAGTCACCATGCCACAAAAATCAGCTACTAGTGGATTGATTCTGACTTTGCCTTCTTCTCAATCTCAATATAAAGAAGTAGTTAATTTTCAAGGTACATTTTATGTACAAAATGTTCGACATCTTGGAATATTTAGGCAGCCAGATGCAAATAGTTGGGTTACAGTTGTGCAAGCCTATAACCAGCCTTTAAGTTAAAAATGTCAGATATAGATCAAAAAATTCCCTTTTCGCAGTCGATTAATCTTTTTGCAGATAGAAAGATTGCTGATGCTTTACAGTCTTATGGGCAGTCTTATCCTTGCTATGTAACTTCGGTTAATGGCTCTATTGTGACTGTCAAGTTCGATGTGGCTGTCCCTGAAGGAATAACCCTTCCTGAAGTGACCTGCCCTATAGCTGGATCTGAATATATTCGCTACCCTATTCAACCTGGCTGCAAGGGCTATTGTATCCCTGCCAATGTCAGTCTTAGAAAGGCTTCTGGTCTAGGTACTGGAACTCCTGACATTTTTGAGCCTGGCAATTTGACTGCTTTGGTATTTTTCCCTTTTGGCAATACCAGCTTCTTTGCAGTTAATGGTCAATACCTATTTATGTATGGTGAAACTGGTGTAGAAATAACCACCAAAAACCAAGATTGCACCTTAACTTTAACTTCTTCAGGAATTACAATTAACCTAAATGGTGGCAATCTAATTGTCAATAATGGTAATACAACTATGAATGGCAACCTGACAGTCAATGGACTGATTACAGGTACTAATGGCTTTGCTATTAGCGGTGGAACTGGTGGAACTATGAGTGTAACTGGAGATATTAGTCAAACTGGTAATTTTGCCAATACTGGAACTCTTACCAACAATGGAAAAGCTGTGGGAAGCACTCATACTCATGGCGGTGTACAAACTGGCGGTGGAACTACAGGAACTCCAACATGAGAACTTATGGCAGAGTAACCAATTCGGCTGGAGATTTAGTTTGGGTAGAAATAGACCAAGATCCTTCTGGCAACTTTGAGTATGGATATGCAACCACTCTTATTCAAGTTTTAAAATTAAGTTTAGGTGAATCACCTTTTTATGCTAATTATGGTATTCCAGCACAAAGGTCAGTTATTCAACAAGTATTCCCAGATTACTATGTGACAGTCACTCAGCAACAATTCTCACCATTTTTTGCAAGTTTGACTATTACTAAGGCAGAATCAACTACCCCAACTTATAATGTGGACATTGTGACAACCCAGGGAACTAAAATTCAACAACAGGTGGCAGTATGACAATTACTACAGACATTAATTCTTCGGGGTTGCAACCAACTTCGCCAACAACTCTGCAATCAGAGTTAATTGCGCTGGTTTCTTCTACAAACCCTGGCTATACCGCCAATCTTCCTGGTTCATTGATTGAAGATATTAGTTCTACCGATGTAGGTGCTCTAGCCCTTATCGACTCTGCTAGAGTGGATCTTTACAATAGTATTACACCTTATACTGCAAACTCCTATTTATTGAACCAATTGGGTCAGATTTATGGGGTTCAGCAAGGTGTCGGATCAAATACTTCAGTCTATGTAACCTTCCTTGGAAGCCCTGGTTTTTTAATTCCAAAGGGCTTTGTGGTATCTGATGGCTCTCATCAATATACTGTCCAAGATGGTGGCATTATTGCTTCTACAGGTCAAAGCGCAGAATTATATTGCTTGGCAGTTAATCAAGGATCTTGGGCTGTCCCAGTAGGTACTGTCACTTCCATTGTGACTTCAATTCCTTCTGGAGTCATTTTATCTTGTATTAACCAGGTGGCAGGTTTACCTGGTGCTGCTGCTCAATCTTTAGAAGATTATCAAGCACAAGTCATTCAAGCTGGTCTGGCAGTTGCTTCAGGTATGCCAACATTCCTAAAAACCCAATTGCAAAAAGTATCAGGTGTTCAAGCCAGACTTATTGCGGTCAGACAATCTGGCACAAATTGGGAAGTTATTGTCGGTGGTGGAGATCCTTATGAAGTAGCTAATGCTATTTTTACTGGTCTTTTTGATATTTCAAATCTTGTCGGATCTACTCTTACTGCAACCAATATTACCAATGCTACTAATGGTGTAGTCACAACCAACTTAAATCATGGGTTTTCTACTGGTCAAGTCATTGCGATTACAGGCGCAACTCCTTCAGCTTTTAATACTACCTATACTATTACAGTATTGACACAAACTACATTTCAATTAAATGTCAATACTTCAAGTTTTGGTTCATATACTGGTGGTGGAATAATCAGTCCTAATCTTAGAAATATTATTGTTTCTATTAATGATTATCCCGATTCCTACAATATTGAATTTGTAAACCCACCGCAACAAGCTGTAGGTGTGGCAGTTACCTGGAATACTACTTCTACGAACTATGTATCTCCGACTGCGGTAGCTGCCCTGGGTCAACCAGCGATTGCCAATTACATCAATAGCATCTATGTTGGGCAACCAATCAATGTGTTTGAATTGCAAAATGTATTCCAACAAGCAATTTCACCCATTATCCCTGCTCCATTGCTATCCAGAATGATATTTACAGTCACTATCAATGGATATGTTGTAGCACCTACCTCTGGTACAGGATTGATTAATGGAGATCCTGAAAGCTATTTTGAAACCAATAATGCCTCTATTGTAATTACTCAGGGATAATATGCTTACCCAAATTATCCCTAGCTACCTTTATCAGCAATATTATGATGATGCTGACCTTCAGGCTTTTGTATCTGCCTATAATACATTAGCCCAAGAATACTTAGATTGGTTCAATAACCTCAATTTGCCTATCTATACAAAACAATCTGGAGCTTCTTTGGATTGGGTAGCGCAAGGAATTTATGGTTTGAAAAGACCAGTACTTCCAGAGGGCGGTTATACCTATAAGGGTGTTTATAACACTCCTCAATTAGATGAATTGCCATTCAACCAAAATGTCAAAATTGCTCCACAAAACTTTTACATCACTACCGATGATATTTTCCAAAGATGTATTACTTGGAATTTCTATAAAGGCGATGGATACCAATTTAATACTAGTTGGTTAAAAAGAAGGGTGGCTAGATTTTTAGCTGGAGTACATGGTACAGATCCTCAATTGGGTGAAACCTATCAAATAAGTGTGACTTTTGCTGCCAATAATGTAGTCAACATTCATATTTACCCTGGTGTATCAATTCAAAAGGGTGGCTCATTATTAGATACTTTTGACCTTGATACTGTCACCTTCAATGCTGAAACTATTTTTGCTGCTTTGATACCTACAACACTTGCTCCTATTTTGCAATCAGCCTTAAATGCAGGTGTTTTAGAGACACCTTTCCAGTATACTTTCAATGTAACCTATTAAGAGATTTGCTATGACAATCTTACTTTTTGCCAATAATGCTAGAACTACTTTAGCAGCCCCCATTTCTAGTACTGCTACGACTGCTACATTGGCTTCGGGGACAGGTTCGCTATTTCCAAGCCCAAGTACAGGTCAAGCATTTAAGCTGACTTTCACCGATGCTGCGACAGGTCTCTTAAATGAGATTGTCCTTTGTACTGCCAGATCAGGCGATACAGTCACCATTGTTCGAGGTCAAGAAGGCACAACTGCTCAATCTTGGTTAGCCAATGACTTAGCAGGAATGTATTTTACTGCTGGAACTATTAACAACAATATCCAGATAGATCAGTCCCAGATTGGGACATATAATACTGCGACTGCGACAGGGACTGCCAATGCTTTGACAGCTACAATACCTTCCAATCTAAATTACATTCCTACTAATTTTACATTTACATTACAAGCTGCTGCTGCCAATACTGGTGCTGCCACCTTAAATTTAACTATTGGATCAACTTTAACTGGTGCAAAGCCAATTGTTAAATCTAATAATCAGCCTTTAATTGCAGGTGATATTGCCAATGCTGGCTATCCAATGTGGCTGGCTTGGAGTCCTGTCTATGGTGCTTATGTATTGATGAACCCTGGTACTGGGGAATCTACTGCGCTTAGTCCAGCACAACTCCAGCAACAATACTATACCTATGCTGTAGCTACAGGTGGTTCAGATACTATTGCGGTCACCATTCCATCTTCTTTAACTACTTTGACAGATGGTTTGCAATTTAGCTTTAGATCAGCCTACAACAATGGTACTTCTACTCCTAACTTGACATTAACTTTAGGGTCTACTGCAACACCTACCAAAACCATTGTTAAGGGAAACAATCAACCTTTGACAGTAGGCGATATTCCTGGTTCTGGATCAGTATGCGAAGTAATTTATAGCAGCCTTTATGGAGCATGGATTTTGTTGAATCCTTATGCTAATACTCCTGCTGGATCAGTAGTTCAAACTCAATTTACTCAAAGTACTACTGGTCAATATATTACTGGTGGAAGTCCTACTACCGCTTTAAGTTTAACTTTTACCCCTAAATATGCCACTAGCAAAATCCTAGTTCAGATGGTTTGCCCTGCTTTGGTTAATGGCGAAGGTACTTTAGGTGCTTATATGCAAATTGCCAGGGGATCTACACCACTTACTACATCTATGATGGGTTCTGGTTTTAACAATTCTTCTGGTACTGGTACTGGAAATGATACTGCGATTCCTAATGCTTCTTGTATGACTTCTCAACTTTTGGATAGCCCAAATACTGCTTCCCCAGTTACCTACAATATGCTTGTAGGAGTTTTGCAAGATGAGCCATTAACTCCAGATACTGAGTACTACACAGTCTACATTGGAGATGCAGTCATTAGTCAATGGGGTGATACCAATCTTGGCTATCCAACTTGCAACTACAGCATTATGATTCAAGAAATCAAACAATAAAGGATTAGATTATGTCATACAACTATGGAAGTCCAATTAAAGGCACTCTTACTACTACAACCGCAGTAGTCCCTGTACCAGTTACCGCAGCACTTTACCCAGTAAGTCTTGTTTTAAATTCTGCTGCTGGTGGTAGAGCAATTCAATTCTCATTTGATAATGGAGCAACTTACTATGCAGCAGTTACTCCTACTTATAGCGAAACTTCTCAAATTGTTTATGTTTTGAATTTCCCTGTAACTACTGTAAAATTCACAGGTGCAGCAGCCGATACTTATAGCATTTTGTAAAAAGGAGTTTGTATGACAATCTTGCTTTTTGCTAATAATGCACAAACAACTCTGGCTTCAGGAATATCGGCAAGTGCTACTACTTGTACATTAGCTACAGGTACTGGAACTAAATTCCCAAGTCCATCAGCAGGTCAAGCATTTAAGATGACCTTTACTGATGCAGCTTCTGGAACTTTGAATGAAATTGTTCTTTGTACTGCTAGAACATCTGATGTTTGTACTATTGTGCGAGCACAAGAGGGAACTACAGCTAGATCCTGGATTGCAGGAGATATAGCATCCAACTACTTTACTGCTGGTGCTGCTGCTTCTTTTGCTCAAATTTCTACCAATACACCGACTGTAACTACAGTCACTAGTGCTTTTTATACACAAACCACTAGCGATACTACTTTAATTATTAATACTGCATTTGATGTGGTATTAACACTTTTAAACCCTGCTTCTTATTATGGAAATTTCCTTTGGATCAAAAATCCAAATGGGGTCAATATTTCTAGCGCATCATCCAATGTAGTGCCTTCAGGTTCTCTATCGGCAGGGACTTCTATTTTAGAAAATGTAGTTGGTACTTCTTGCTTACTTCAATCTGATGGAACTAATTGGAATGTAATTTCTACATCTTTTCAGCCAAGTGGGTTCTAAATGGGCATCCTATTATTTGCTAATCAGGCTCAAACAACTCTTGCTTTACCTGTAGCAAGTACCGATACCACCATTTATGTCGCTGCTGGAACTGGAGCATACTTTCCTTCTCCTTCAGCGAATCAGTCAGTAACTCTTACCCTTGTTAACTCTACCAATAATTTAATTGTTGAGATTATTTCTTGCACCCATATTGTTGGCGATGCGCTGACAGTAGTTCGAGGTCAAGAAGGAACTATTCCTAGAGCCTGGCAGCGAGGTGACTTTGTTACCAATCTTATGACTGCTGGTACTGCAAGTGCCTTTACACAAATCTATGGCATGAATAATGCCTTATATTCTCCGCACTTTGTCAATACTCTCACCGACTCTGGACAAGTTACTGCTGTCCCTGTCAATCCTACTGACTTGGTTAATAAGCAATATGCTGATTCCATTTCTACAGGCGCAGCAAAATATGAATGTCAATGTGCCACTACTGGCAATATTACCCTTTCTGGGCTACAAACTATTGATGGATATACCACTTTAGCTGGTGATCGAGTTGTAGT